GCATGGTTAGGATATCAATCCCTAGACGAAGTGTGCTATGCAACGCGTTTCCGCATCGCATGGTTTCTTCTGCTCTCACGTAGAGATATTTCTCGACGGAGAGCGTCCGACCACCAGAAGAGGTGTGTCGGAGTTTCGATGGGTATCTGCCACCGAATCTTACCGTATCTCACGACACTGTAAGATTCTGCAGCCGAAGCGCTAAAAACAGCGTTGGGATGAGTGATTTTCTGTAGGAACCATAACAATTTGGTCCTTCCGTCATAACACTTCTTTTCAACACTGCTCTCCACATAACCCCCGTAGTTGGGGATCCATTCGCTTGAATCTTCACCTGATCTCAAATCGGACTTTAAAATGCCGAGAGAGTAGGCCGTCTGGGTGTCAACATGCACACCCGAACGAGTAGATTCAGAAAATGGGGTCAGTGGTAAACGAGCAAGCTTAACTAGGTCAAGGAGATATCCACTCAAGGATTCTCCGCCTAGCGCCGCAAGCCCGTTAATAGCGTGACATAAGTCTGTTTTAGTCAATGATTTGCTCTTCTTAATGTAGAATGGGCGGACATTAACACCTTTGAAAAAGTCACCACCACAGGATTCCCTAAAAGGGCCCTTGTGGAATGACTTCTCTTCATTGGGTATAAAACCAATAAATTTAAGGAGGAAAACAGCACGATCGTACTGGGATGAATCAATAATAATATCATCCCCGTACACAGAGACAGTCTTTGAGCCGACAGCTTTCATAGCCGCAGCAAAAATGATAGTCTCTAGAACGAAAGTATAACCATTTCCTTGAGATGAAAATTTTGTGTATTGCCCCTCACCTAGTGGCCCGCTATAACACGGACTACGTAATCGGTAAAGGTAATCACTCCATTTCTCGTCAAAAAGGAACGGTATCAACTCTAATGCCATCGTATCGGACGCCATGGAAAGATCGATAGTAGCGATGCTACCATCTATCGATCCAATTCGAGCGTACTCACGGTTGACGGACTGATCGGTTAGATCAATACCCCAACGTCTGAGTCTACGCTTTAAATAGTAATCGATGCTAGTCTGGAAGATCATATTGATCTCAGGCTCGCATGCAGTTACTCGGTGCGTCTTATAGTTCTTCGGCACAAGGCTAATTCTATTAGCCTTGACTACTGTTGTATTCCAGGGCCTCATACCGAGGCTTTTCTGAAACAATTTAAACAGCTGTACACTTCCAGTACATCCAGAGGCCTTTTTCTTCACCTTTTTGTAAGGTTGAGATCGAGACCGAGGGGTACTGCTGGTTGCGCCAGACGTTACTTTCATCCCTTTTGGAAGAGAATCGAGGTGCATGT